TAGCACCCTTCATACCCATACGTTGTACACCTACAGCTAGTGTAGTGTTCAACGCCATGAATAAGAGTGCGTCTGCTGCACCTGATGCTGGGTCACCATATACGTAACCTGCACCACCTACAGAACCCTCTGCAATAGAGGCAGCGGTTCCTACACGTAGTGTAGCCTGTGCTGATAGTCCTGCGGTTCTCGCTAGTTTAATAGCAGCACCTGGGATACCAAAACCTGTTACTAAGTCTGGTGCTAGTGTAGTTATAAACGAAGCAGTAGCCTCACCCGTACCCGCAGATTCCATACCCTTAGCATGGTACTGCCTTACCATTAAATCGCTCTCACGTGCGTCATACTCTTCCTGAGACTGCGCCTCCATCAAGTGCTCTACGTTAGCTGCTCCCCATGTATCCCATGCAGCATCAAAGTTACTGCTTGGTAGATACTCAGGGTCAGCTGGAATAGACTTGTGGTATGCCCAACGAGCTACACCACCTACACCACTGAATGCTAAGTCCGCTGCTCTACGTTCAAATATAGTAGAGTTCTCTTGTATAGCTTTACTCTCAGTTTCTCTTTGTTTAACGTCTTCAAAAGTTGTCTGTTGTCTTACTGCAAGAGGTGCAGCAGCTTGCTCCAATAACGGTGCGCGCTGCTCTCCAATCTCTAATGGAGTAGGTAATACTTGCTCATTGTTGTTAAGGTTCATAGTACCTCTCCTGTTAGTTTTATTTATTTACGTTACGTTGTAACATTTCTTTTGTTATCCCCGCCTTACTTCTCTTAGGTGCCGCAGGTATAGTAGCGTGTATATCTATATGACCTGTAGCCGTCGATTCTGTTTCCGTCATACGTGGCTCTAGTTCACCTGTAATAGCGTCAGTCTCCCCACTAGGTAGATTACCTAAAGCTTTCTCAACCTGTATGCCCTCATTACCTAATTCAATAGCTGTAGATACTTCGGGTGCTTTACCACCGAACGGTCTCCAAGTAGCTGCTTCTTTATGCTCTGCTGCTGTACGGTTAAAGCCTTGGTTCTGTTCCATTAACGCAGCTTCAACACCCTCTGGTGATTGGTTATACTTAACCCTCTCCTGTATATCAGCCATAGGAATAATAATGTCAGTACTAAACTCAACATTAGGATGGTTTACTTCTACAACTACTGCGTTACGGCTAGGATTAAACTCGTAGTGTATGTCAGTGTCGTCTGGGAAATTCACCAGTTGTTCCTCAGTTAGTGTAGTAATAGCATCAACTGCTGGAGCGGCCCCATCAGCTCCTATCTCAGCTATTAAGTTACGGCCACGGGCGTACAGTATACCCTCGTCCTCTCCCATCATTAATGAGGCTGCCATGACGCTCTGTGTTGCTTCTGCTACTGCGTCTATTGTTGACAGCCCTTGATTAGTTAACATAGCATCTATTGCTTCATCATTAATATATTGATGGGCTATATTTTTATCAGTGTCACCTGCGGGTCTATCAAAACCATTCATAGCATCAGCCATAGTATGACCGTATGGTACAGCCCATCTAAATGCTGCCTGAACAAAGTTAGAATCAAATGCCTGTTCTACCATAGTAGTAATCGCAGTAGTATCGATAGCTCTACGTTTCATACCACCTGCTCGCTGCCCTGCTGCTATGTCACGGTCCCTAGCTTGGTTAGTTAATACTGTTTCAATATCAAGAGTACCACCTGCTTTAGCTATGTCAAGTGCTAGGTATTCTTTAACACCTGCTGCACCATACACACTAGTTAGTGTGGCTTCATCCCCTGCTACCTTTTGTGAAAAGTTAAATATATCTTCAACAGCTAACCGCTTACGGTTGTTGCTTGCTTGTTCATGTGTAGATAACTTATCACCAATAAAGAATGTAGACGCCATATCTGCTGACATCTGTTTACCGTGGCGCTTATCATATATACCACCAATAGCTAAATCAGCACGTGCTGTAAGAATCTCGTCAGCCAGAGTTACATCTTCACCACGCTCCTGTCTAGCTGTTACATCCTTACCAACATCAAGTAACTGTGCGCTAACTAGCTCCCTCATTTCATCGGGCTCTAAGTCTTCTGTGTCACCCTTACTTAATTTAAGTATACCGTTATTGAAATCTGTTTGTTGCTTGGTTAATATATTACGCCTGCCCTCAGCAGCCCTACGATTGTTCTGATTAGAAATCTGTTGATTAGTAGTACCATGGATAGTGTTCTCTTGTGCGTAAGCTTCAATAGCCTGAGCACCTGATATGTTGTCATTCTTATACAGTTCATCAATTAAGAATGCATACGTTGAGTTGCGTGAATCGTTAGAGGGCGCTGCTGCGTTAACCTCGTCAAGTAGTAGATGCACGAACTCAGGATACTTCTCAGGAGGTAACTCTGAATTAACAAAGGACCTATCTACCATATCCATACCCACTAGGGCACGTGCTGTGTTCTTGTTATGGTTGTCTTCCTCAGCCCATTTACGGTACTGGTCAGAGTTAAATGTAGCTATCTCTTTATAGTTATTAACCAAGTTGTTACGTATTAGGTTATCCATACTAGCATCGCCAGTATCAACGTCAGTTAAGAATTTACTGAACTCTCCCTTGAAATCATCAGGTGACGTTGAACGTCCCTCATCAGTATTCAAGAAGTCATACATATTGTTTATTGCTGTAGTTGATTCGAGTTGTTCTGTTGCCACCTTTGCACCTGCACGGTAGGCTGCGGTGGTGAATTCATTATTATTAAAATCTGATATAGCAATATCGCCACTCATTATATCGAGGGCACCTTGCTGTTGTTCCAGTTGTGCGTTAGCTGCTGATGACTTCTGTAGCTCCACACCAGCAACACGCGACACACTATCAAGAAGTCCTTGGAACTTATTGGCAGCAGGTGCGGTTTGCTGTACGCTTGTTTGGAAGCTACCTGCCGTACTTGATACTGCTGTTGCTTGAGAATCAAAAGGATTAGACATATAGCCTCCTAGTTAAGTTAATTGTTTGGTGCCCACGTGGGTAACCCTGCGGACTGCCCACCTACTTTAGAAAAGTCTTGTGTGCCACCAGTCTGATTACCTGCTGCTGTTGCACCCATATAAGCAGACATGCCTATTTGAAGTACTGTATTAAATGCAGCCATACCACGGCTTCTACTCGCTGCTTTAGCCTGACCTTTGCGTACTACCTCTGCTACTTTCATCTGGTAGTCGATAGTCTGCTGTTGCTTATTGATATTATATCTCTGAGCCTCGGTCTGTGTTATGATGTTCTGTATACGTATGTCTTCTTCCATAGCCATAGCGGATGATATATCCTTCATACTAGTACCAGTGATACCAGAAGTTGCGGCTGCTACTTGTTGAGCACCCTGCGCGTTCATGGCATCTACTTGTGTAGCCATTGTACGAGTTAAAGCAGCAGCGTTAACTGCGGCCTTATCCTTGTCCAATTTAGTACGGTCACCCTGTGCTCTACGTTTATCAGAATCAGCGGCATACTGGCTCGTAATCTGAGCCATGCCTATACTGTTAACCTTAGTAGCACCAGCTGAGAAAGCCTGTGTGCCACTTAGTACTGCTAGTTTAGCGTCGTCTTCTGATAGTCCCAGTTTACTAAGGAACCCTGCTTGTTGTGTCATTAGAAATACCTCCGTTGTCCTGAGCCATTCAATTGACCTTGCCAATCGTAGCCTGTTAAGTTAAATGGTAAATGCCCATTAGCGTCTACCTCAATAGTTACATACTCCGAGCGTTCACGTATTACTACTGGTAACTCACCTGAATTAATTAATGATGTACCTAGTTGTGCTGCTGCTACAGAACGTGACAAATCCTGTGAGAATGTTTCACTAAAGTAATCACCCCATGAACGTGTAATGTTTACTGTATACGGCCCACTATTATTATGCCTGACTTTAATATTATTCAAGCGTAAGGTTCTACTACTATCATATCTATCTTGGTCATCACGATATACTAGTTCACTAAGTGTAATACAACTACTGTATGTGTTACCTATTAACCATGTACCACTAAGTACAGTACCTAGTCTATCGTCTACAGTTATAGTGTTACCACTAATAGTAAAAGGTATAGCCATTCCTGGATAGTTAGAGTCAGGGGAACCAACTACTAGAGTCGTGTCCTCTGTATAAGCATGGTCATCTAATAAATTTATTTCATTATTATCAGACATAACCACCTCTAGTCTATGGTCTAAATGAACCTCGTGTGGCAACCCAGTATATGTACTAAATACAGGGTTCAATGAGTAGTACCCTGGGGTAACCCCTATAGCAACTATAACTATAAGTGTACCATTATAAAATAACATATGCTCAGGTGTTTCAGGTAGTTCCCATGTATGCCATGATTGCATAACCTTAGCACCATTCTGTACATGCCACTGCATAATATATAGTTTGTTAGGCTCGTCAGTCTGTATAACTAATAGATTATTTAACGTAGTACTTACCATCTGCTTAACCCTACCTCGAATATATGTAGGTATAATAGAAGTTAAATCCTCTGAATCATTAGAGCCAGTATCATCACGAGTGTAAAACTCTCGCATCTGTGTGTATGTACCATCCCATACAGGATAAGCTAACGATGCACCTAATGTAAGTGGTTCTACTTGTGCGTCATTCGCATAACGTGAGGCCAGTTGTAATGATATAGATGAACTTGCTAACCCATTTACAATAGGTATAACCCATTGTTCATCGTCACCAAATATAACAATATCTTTATCATGCGCTGTTATAGTACGGAATGCACCAGTATCTAACAGCCTTGATTCAATATCTATCCTATCACTAGCAGTTACAGTCGTAGCTGAGCGTCTCCAAAAGTCATTCTCCTCATCTACACGGGAGAATATTACAGAGTGGTCAGTTAATAAACATAACCTAGATTGTACAAACGCCATACTATTAATCTTATTACCGATGAACGATGGTGTCTTATTGTTTTCTTCATTACCTACACGTCGTTCTTCCCATACTACACGCGCTGCATCCCATGTGTTGAACGCCTCCTCAAGTGTAACTTTGACAGGCATAGTCGCTGCGTTAATTTTATAGGTAAGTCCAGGTTGTAGTGTCTCAATCCATATCCCACCTGGGAACATATTATCCAGGTCAGGCGCAATAGTGTTACGTAGTTTAATCGATACTGTACTTCCCGCGTAGTAACCCTCATCAACCTTCTTGAAATGCGAGTATGGCCCACCTGGTAGGTTATCACCCTCAGTAGCATACGTAGTAGCGTCCTGTTTAATTAATCTATACTTTTTACCATAGAACTCTAACTCAATCTTTTGTGGTAGCGTCCCGCTTGTACCTGTATGTTTCAACGTTATTACTTGGTCTTGATAGACGGAGGGGTATATATCGTCATCAGAAGATGTTGATACAAAAAAATCCGTCACTGTACCCCCCAGAAAGTCAGCGTCACCGAATGGTGATGTCTCAAAGCTACCTGTGTCCCACACGTCGTTTAATGTAGTAGCATACCCACGGTTAGATTTACCCTGGTAACCGAAGTATGACGCTGATACCCGTGCCTGAAATTCAAACTCACGCTCTATTACAACTGGTTGTTCGGGTGCTTCAACACCTAACTCATTATCATATAGTGTTTGTTTATCCACATACTTTAAATAATACTCAGACTCTTTACCGCCCTGATTAGGACGTACAGTTAATATACTATCCTGTACTGCTGCATTAGGTAGCTTATCAACACTAGGTATAACACGCTGCGCTAACCGTAAGTAGTTATTGTTATCACCATCATACACTTCTAAATTCATATAGGAGTATATATCATATGGTGTAATAAACATAGTAGAGCCTGATACACTAGTTGTATAAGTAGCATCGGTAAAGTCTACATCTAACTGGGACATAATTGATTCAGACTGAATCTCACTAGGCTCTAAGCCTGTAGTATCTGCTGGTATTGTAACCGAGGCTTTTACTACACCATTAATAAGTATCTCATAGTCACGCCCATAGTTTGTACCTGTCATATGTATGTACGCACCATAAGGAGGTAGTGTTTCCATAGTACTCATAGATGTAACTTGAGTAGGATTTAATATATATATACCATCAGTAGTAGCAGTAATGTTTATCTGCTCTGGTTCCTGACTTGTGATATAAGGTATAACAAGTGGGTCGATAGTAATAGAAACTGTCGGTCCATCTAGTTGGTACATATCCATCTGTAACTCTGTTGAGCTATCCCGTGTATACTGTACACGTAACATATAAGTAATGTCACCTAGTACAAAGTCTAGCCATACATTGTGCTCATACAGCTCTGCTGGTATTGTTACTGGTGTAAACTCCATAGGTGGTCTTCTTTCAATACCTTTAAGCACTGAGGTAAGACAATTAACTTGCTCGCTAACAGACCCTCGTAAGCGTCTATCAACAGGTTGTTGGGAAACACCTCCCAATAGGTTACTCTCTCCGCCTGTAACTTTCATGTTATCTACCGCCTATAGTATCGCCTGACATAACACTACCTGATGCACCATGCATACCACTGCGTACTCGTGATGTAGTTGGTGAATTCATTGCGTTGAATCTGCGTTGTTTCATATCTTCTGTAGCTAATGTAATAGCTGATTGCTGCGCTCTTGTGTTAGCACGTTTATACTTAACATCATCACCATCATCGTCTGCAATGAATTCCGATGCTGCTCTATAAGCAATTGCTTGCTGAGCTAATACAGGAATATCATCGAAGTTTGGATTACTGATGTAGTTTATAGTTACATCAGGCAGTGCTGATAAGTCGTATGTGTTATTTGTTGGGTCATATAATCTAGTACCGCGTAGTAGTAATTCATATCCCGCTATGAATGATGTAATAGAGATAGTACCGAGTGGTACGAAAACAAATCCGTTAACATCTTTAGGTAATGTTACATTATATTCATTGTTGAACCATAAACCTTTAGCTAGTATTAAAGCCTGTGACTCAGTTATTAATTCTTTAGCTGTAATAACTGATGGGTGTGTGCTGTTTACATCTTGTACTCGGCCCTCACCTACAGCACGTAGTACAATATTTACTGCATCAAGTAGTAGCATGATGACCTCCTGTAATGCGCTTCACGCGCGTAACGAAAATAGACAGGTATACCTACCGAAGTAAGCATACCTGTATATTACCCCCAAGATGGGAGATACTGTTTAACTAAGTGCCCGATTAAGGAGCGACTACGTTGAATACAGCACCACATAAATCTTCACGATTTACTGCAACACCGAAAGCCAAGTGGCTGTCAATGAAGTATTGTAACTCTTTCTTGTCGTAGTACACGTCAGAAGTCATAGGGATTGTTTCACCTGCTAGTAACGAACGACGATGCATTACAACTGCTAACGCTGTTGCGTCTGTAGCTGATACGTTATAGCTGTTACCTAGTAAGCTTGCTGAATCAACTGTACGTGGAATACGTGCAGTCTTAACAATAGGAGCACCATAAACTTGCTTGACCATACCGTTAGCGAAATCGTGTCCTGCTGAGAAGTCACCATCAATTAGCTTATTAGAATCTAATAGTAATGAATACTCTAATGGACGTACAAGAATTACGAACTCGTCTGAGTCGATGTCTTCTTCTTCCATAGACACTAGGATACTACGAATACCTGCTTCTAATTGGTCACCTGTAACTGCACCTGTACCTAAGTACACTGCCTTACCTGAGCCAAACGCACCGTCTAAGGTATCTACTGGGTCGGCTTGGGCACCGTGGATGACTTGTACGATATGTGCTGAATCGAAGAACTTACCGATTTCTTTACCGTGGTCTACACCAATCTCTGAACGGTGGTCGAAGTTACTTTGGAATGAATCCAATGCAGCTACGTTATCACGAGCAATGATGATGGTGTCAACTGTTACTGATACTGTACCAAACTTAGTTGGTGTTGCATCAGGACGAACGCCTGGGGTTACTGCACCTAAAGAGGTACGGCCCACGCGGTTATTTTGTAATGTATTAGTACCGCGTACAGACTTAATGTCTACGAATTGACGGATGATACTTGATTTAGCGAACTGTGATTCTACTGAACCACCGTACTCTGCTAGGTAGCACGCTGATGCGTCTGATAGGTGTGAGCTATCTACTGGTAATGGCATATTAAAACTTCCTTTAATGTGTGTTGTTTGTTTGTTTGGTTGTTATCTTTCCTGTAGTAAGGCTATTTCAGTACAGCCTTACACTCAGAAATCTATTGTGCTCGTATCTGTCGATACTTACGTAGTGCTAAGAAGCCTCTGCGTAGTCGTTTAACTTCGGGTGTCTCTCCCTCGTCAGTACCATCCCATGAACCGTTCTTCATAGCTTTCTTCAAGCCCTCTGCTAGTTCACGCTGTGATACATACTCAACGTTAGAGTTATCTTCGCCACCATTGTCAGGTGTATTCTCTCCACCATGTACTGTACCCTGCTGGCTATAGTTTGGTGAACTCTTAAAGTTTGACATCATTTTCTCCACTGCTAATTGTTGTAGTGCTGTGTTGCCTGACGTTAAGCCAGCCTCAATCATTGCACGGTCTGCTTCTGTACTATCTACTAAGGCTGCCTTAGCATTGTTAAATGCTTGCTGGCTACCCGCTACATCATAGAGTGCTGACATACTAGCGTTACTCTGTACACGAGCGTTAGTGATAACACCCTCTAATGATAGCTTAATTAACGCTGCATCCTCACCAATCAATGAGGACAAAGCCGCATCATTGATTAAGGATACATCGCCACTTTCAATAGCATCGTTAAGAACTAAATTAACATCGTCAAACTTAACACCTTTACTTTCAAAGCGGTGTAGTAAGTCTTTAAACTCAGGAGCAACCTCACTAGGATAACCTAGGTCAACTACTGCTGGTACTACTGGTTCAACTGTAGGTTCAACTACTGGTTCAACTATAGGTTCTACTACAGGCTCAGCGATAGGTTCAACTACTGGCTCTACTACTGGCTCTACTGTAGGTTCATCCGTTATAACAGGATTACCTTGGGGGTCTAAAATCATATCTTATTCCTGTGGTGGTGTGGCTAGGTTAGCGCCAGCGGTTTGTGCAATACTGGAACCGAGTTCATCCTCGAAGCCTTTATCACGTGCTGCTGATTGTTCTTCATCGGACATAACATAATCAGTATGATTAATACCATAACCTGATGCTAGTGATGCTGCAATGTTCTCAGTCTTTAACTTAGCAAGTAAACCCTCGGGCACTTGTTCAAGTAAAGCCATGTCTTGCAACCATAAGCGTAGGTTATTAATGTCTGCTGAACGAGCTAATGAATCTAAGCCTGTTACTATAGTAGGCTCTGACTCAACTAAGTTGAAGTCTAACCGCTGCAATAATAAGTGCGCTAGCTGTGCTTGGAATGTATTGTTTAGGTTAGCATATACTGAGCCATGTGACGTTTGCAATTCATCAGACATGAATCTAATCTCTGCTGCTGTTACACGTTCGGCATCACGTACCATAGAACTATTCAATAAGAATGCCCTACCAATACGTCGTTCATACTTACTCAAATACATCTCTAGCATTTCAGTTGGTGTGATAATACTACTCGTTGATGTACCAATTGTGTCTGGTACTGCTGCTACATATGTACCTGACGGTGAGTTATTAAGTGTCTCAATATCGTTACCTGCCCTTGGGTCTGATAAGAACTTGATGTCACATAAGATAGCTGTAAGGTTAGCACCTGCTTCTGATAGACCATGATAACCATGGAAGTCACCCGCATAATCTTCGACTAGACCGCGGCCATACGTCTCATTATCAACACGATTCCATACTAATACAATGTATGGTAACTTCTTCTTAGGATAAATGGTATGTGAATCCTCTAGTGTAGCATCATCTGCTGCCTGAACTAACTCCCATCTATTATTAATTAGAGTCATGTATGTAAACAGCTCTACATCTGGCTTATCTTTCTCGTTTAGTTCACGTGCTCTAATAATCTTATTACGATTCTCTTCCGAGAAGGTGTTAAGGTCTGCTACCTGACGTATAATAATCTCTAGTACATTACCATTAGAGTCACGTCTTGTTACATAACGTCGTAAACTAAATGTAGATGCTTGTGTATCGTCACCCTCTTTAGGTATCTTTACTAAAGCATTACCAGTAATAAGCAGTAACTTAGCTGCATCAACTGTAGCTGTACGTACACCAATACGTTCTAACTCAGTCATAGCATCACGTTCTGTTTGAGCTAGTGCAGCCTCAATCAAAGGTGGTTCCATACCCTCAGCCTGTAATGCATTACGTTCACCTGCTGTAATGTTAAGACGAAAGAATGGGCGGTGCGGTGTAAGTAATGTTAACGCTAGCTTGTTAGCCATGTTGTTAACAGCCTCTGCACCTAGACTTTGGTAGTCTAACTGTAACTCTGTATCTTCATTAGTACCCTGGTTAGGGAACACTGATGGTAATGTCCACTCTGAGTACTGCTCACATCGTGTTAGTATACTCTGTCTAATACCATCTAAGTGTGACCAACGCTTCTTAACGAACCCATCCTGCTTTAAATTTTCTGGTAGTATTACCACTGCGGTACTTGTTGGGTCGTATCTATTCACTCTTATCTCCTAGTTGACCTATTTGATTTATCCTAGGTGCTGCTGCTACTGCTCTACCTGCACCTGCTGACTGCGTTAATTCATTATCTACTTTATCTATAGTACCTAACTTAACACTAGATGCATCGTCTGAACGTTCCATTGGAGGTGGTGCTACTCGTCTAGCTTCCCTAGCAATCTTACGTTGTTGTATACGGTCTACATTACTTGACACTGCGTTCATAGTACCTAGTATTGCAGCCGCTATTATAAACGCCCACTTAGGCGGACTCCTTGATTGGGTTCATAATCTTATAAAGTAAACCTTTCTCGTCTAACCATACTTGGATATCAAGAGGGATTTCTTTACCATATTTCATACATTCTTTAGAGTACTGGATAATATTATCATCTGATAATTCTAATACACTCATGATTAACTCCTACTACAATTAGACCATATTATTATAGTCTTTCCTGTAGTAAGGCTATTCAATTCTACCCAAAGAAATATGTAGCATCTGCTATATCATTTACATCATATGTACCGCGGTCTGGATACGGGATAGTAGTACCTGTTGACGTAACAAAATCATCTAGTACTTCCGTACCTTTGTATAGTGTTGCGAATGTCTTACGGATACTTACATGCATAGCATCAATACCATTAGCATGACAACCAAAGCTATCATGAATCATAGCTACATCAATTGGCCCTTGGTCTAGTACAGTCATAGCTAAATGCGTAGCATCATTACCATGTGTAAAGTTAGGAGCAATACCATTAGCTTGCTTCATACTATCTATTCTATCCGTAGGTACATCAAGGCAAGGTCTAAACGTTGAACCCATTAACTGAGTTCTAATCTGTACACTTGTCATCTTTAATGAACGCTGTACGATAGGGAAGCCTAACTTGGTAGACCATACGATAGCTGCATTGTCACGTGATAACTCACGACTAACACTCTTCAACCAGTCCATACCCTCACGTGCTGCTACTACTACTTCGCCAATAGAGTCCCATAACAAAGGAGTTAAAGCCCATGCTAATTTACTACGACCAAGTGCGTCAACACCATACTCATTATCCTTTAGCCATGCTATGATACTATCAGCACAGGTCAAACGAGTTGACCCATAAGGTAATGTCATTACTGGTTTCTTGGCCAGCTTACGGTCAAGTACAACCGAGTCCCAGAACAATAGGAGGTCTCTAACTTCGCTGTGTTTCCCAAGTGCTGAATTAACTTTAGCACTACACACGGTGGCAACGGTCTGGTAAATGTCTGAGGGCACTGTAGTGCTAATAAGATTTGTCGCAGAAGCTCCAATGGAATCCCCGAGGAGTGCAGAATAGTGCTGTAGCCCGTTACAGCTTCCATCGAGAGCGATAGGGAGTTGCGTAACATGCTTGAAGCCTTCTCTACAGTAACCATCCCACTCGAAACAGAATGCGAGAAACTGCCATGGTTTATCCGCACTACCCCAGAACCCTCTATTCCCAACAGGGTCTTGAGCCGTTGCTCGAATCGCTGCGGTGTTGTCAATGACCCACTGCTCACGTGCATCGAAAGAGATTTTGTCTTCTCCATACGTGTTCGCTCCTTGTACTGCGAGCCAGTATGCACCGCGTTTGTTGATGGTTTGTCCGTTACCGAAGTGCAGGAGAGACTTGCCGATGTCGTCGCCTTGCGGTGTAAGCCCGCTGCTAGCAGCATAGAATCGACCACGGAAGTCACAGTTGTGAGGAAAGTAGATGTACTCATAGTCTTTAAACCTCTGTGTTAAGTCTAATGTACGAGCGAATGTACGACATGCATCATGACGTTCACGCTCTGCTGTGTGTGCTGCTGATGCTTCACCAGCCCACTCTTGGAAGTCTGCTAACTGTATCTCAGTCATGTCAGCTTTCTTTGTTGTACGGTCACCTGTCCACTTAGGTATGTCAATAGGTGTTAAGCTGGGTAAGCCTACACCATATGAACCACCATAAATATCAAGTAGTGTATCATACACACGGTTGTTAACTGTCCATGGTGTAGCTTGGATTATGTTAACTGCTTTCATAACCTCAGCAGCATCACCAGCATTGATTGCATCAGCTACTATATTCATATCTGTTTTGAATGAACGCTTAACAAACTTGTAACGCTTACTTGCTTGAGGTGAGTAGTATCCACCATCTTCCATACTTGTCCACGGCTTAGGTGGGACAATCATAGGTAGACATGGTGGTGATAAGAACATACGAAAGCTATTAACTTTATCCATAAGTTCCATTGCTGTAGCAGTCAGTGCTACACACAATTGATAGCCACCACCACGACGTTTCTTACGGTATGTCTTAATGAATACAGTACCAGATAATATAATATCTAATAGGTATGTACCTACCATTACCTTATCGGACTCACCCCAAGGTTCCCATCCATCACCTGTACCATCATCTAAGCTGTTAGCTGCTGATGTTAATACACGATGTTTATATCTGTAGTTAGTAGAGTTTCTATCTGAGAAACCTTTCTTAATCTTTGAGTAGTAAGCACCATAGTTGTCTTCGAACTGAGAGAAACGAATCTCATCTTCTATAGTAGTAGCTATCACAGTAACTAATGTAGTCAAAGGAAACTCTGCTGATGACTTACTAAGTGCTACTGATAGTGCTAAGTACATAGCCACGCTAGCGTCTACAAGGGACACACGCACACCATCTACACGATGTGTTAGTAGGGTCAGTGCCCTAACGTTTCTACCCTTTGTAGCGCTTGCTAGGCGCTGCTCTAGGGTAGTTGATATACTATCAATAGTCTGCTGAATCATTAAGTTTGCTGCATCTGTCTCTTCGAACCTACCTTTATCAATTGAGTTCTTCTGTGATGCTATGTAACGGTCTCTACCGAAGCGTACCATACTTGCTTCTATGTCTAGTTGCTGCTGTAGTAATGAGTCAGTCATGTGTATCCTATTGG